CGTAGACGCCACAGTAAAGATAAGCTGGGGCGGTAAGACTTACGAAATTGAAGGCGTAAGCTTAGAGGGTAGAGAGCGCTACCTTATTATAGATACTGTACTAAGGGACTGATGGCTATAACGGGCACTAAAAGCGGAGGCTTTTTAAACGCTGGTAAAGAAGGTATCTACTTTGAAGTAGACGGCTTAGAGAAGGCGCTAAAGAAACTAGAGAAGCTCAAAGAGATAGACCGTAAGAAAGCTAGACAGTTTAAGGCGGGTATAAAAAGAGCTGCTGGGCCTTTAGTAAAAAGTGTTAAGGCTAGTATTAAGGATAGTAACCGTAACGACGAAGGTAAAAAGGTGCGTAAGGGTTATAACGATACTGGAGAAATAACAGTAAAGAAGAAGGTAAAAGAAGTAAACTATAAACCGGGTAACCTTCGCAGGTCTATAGGTTTTGTACCTTCAAGAATGAAGGGAGCACTAGTAGGTTACGTAGGTGCTCGCTTTGGTAGTAAAGCAGGTAAGACCTTCGACGGGTATTACGCAGCTATAGTAAACTACGGACTAAAAAGAGGACGTGCTAAGGCACCTACAAAAAATACGCGTAACGTGGACTACGCGCTAAAAGGCCACCAAAAAGCGAAAGCGGTAACGCAGCAGCTTTTATATAAAGAAGTACAAAACATTATAAATAAGAGCTTATACGAGCTCAGTAGATAATGAACGAAGGAAAAGCTATTTACTCCATCCTAACCAGCGACAGCGACGTAAGCGCTATCGTAGGTACTCGCGTTTACCCGCAAATAGCAGCCCAAGAGGCCGCCTTTCCTTTTGTTGTATATGTATTACAAAACGTAGACCCTAGCGACACGAAGAGCGGGGTAAGTACTTTAGACGAGGTACGCTACGATATTATAGTAGCTAGTGAAGCTTACGCAGAGGCTAGCGATTTAACTAATAAAATACGAACCGCTCTAGATCGTTACACCGGTACCGTAGCAGGGGTAGTTATTGACTCTATACAGTTTATAGACTTAGACGTAAATAACGACCCAGGAACGGAGACCTACTTAACGAGCTCGGAGTATATAATAAGAGTTAAGCGATGAAAATAACACTAACGAAAAAAGTAACCCTGCCAAGCGGTAAGAAGCTATCGAAAGGTCTAACTTTAAGCGTAGTAAACGAATACGGCCTAGAGCTTATAGAAGCTGGTAAGGCTGTAGAATTTGGGGCTGAGGCCCCCGTAATAATTGAAGAACAACTAAATAATCTAGATTAAAAATGGCAACTACCGGAATTATGAACGGAACCCTTTTAGGGGTTTATGCAGGCGCTACTCTAATAGCTCACGCTACTGAGGGCTCTATTTCTCTCTCTATGGACACGAGAGACGCAACAACTAAAGACTCTAGCGCTACTCGCGATTTATTAGAGGCTACTAAATCGGGTACTATTTCAGTATCTGCACTTTACGCTGAAGATGCGGCTTACGGCGTAGATGATCTTATGACAGCTTGGAGCGGACGCTCACAGCTCACAGTAAAATTTTCTACCGAAGTATCGGGCGACCACTACTGGGAAGCTTCAGCTTACGTAACTTCTTTAGAGGTTTCTAGCGGTATGGAGGATAACGTAACGTACTCGGCTACATTCGAGCTTACGGGAGCTATTACCTACTCTACAGTAGCGTAATAAACACTAACACAAACACTTAAAGCAAATGGTTAAACACGTAGAAATAGGAGGAGTAAGCAGGCCGGTTAAATTCGGTTTCGCTGCGCTTATGGAATTTACCGAAGAGAACGGCTATACTATGGCCGACTTAGATAAACTAGGCGAGAATATGAAACTTAAGGACGCGCTCTTTTTAGTGTGGTGCGGATTGAAGCACGGCGCTAGAGTAGAAAAGCAACCTTATAAACATACGATCGAAGATATAGCGGACTGGCTAGACGAAAAGCCCGAAGCTATGGAGCAGGTATTAAATGTGTTTAGCTCTAGCTTTAATTCCTCGGAAGAGGAAAAAAAGTAAACGGGGCGCCGGGTGAAGGCCCGGCAGCCCCTTTAACTTTTGACTATTACCAGGAGCTAGCTTTAGGGCAGCTTAGCTGGACGCCGGCGACCTTCTACGAAGCGACGCCTAGAGAGTTAGAGAACGCCCTTAAGGGCTTCTTTAATTTATACGAAGTAGGCCAGCAGCAAAGCTGGGAGCGTGAGAGGTGGAGTACTACGGTACTAGTAAACCTACAGCTACCAAAAAACAAAAAGGTAAAAGCTACGGACTTAGTCCGCTTCCCTTGGGAAAATAAACACAAAGCCGCAAAGCTAAACAAACAAGAAGCTAAAGCAATTCTAAGCAGATGGCAAAAAGGACAATAGCAAGTACTAACATTAGCATAGGTGCAAACCTTAGCGGCCTCCAGCGAGGCCTTAAAATTGCACAGCGTAGCCTCCGTAAGTTCGGAGGGCAGGCTAAGCGTATAGGTAGTAATATTACTAGTAGTGTTACTCTACCTTTCGCTGCTGCGGGCGCAGCTGGTGTTAAGATGGCTACCGACCTAGAAGGCAGCTTTAGCAAAATAGAGAACCTCGTAGGTATTACGGGTAAAGCTTTAGACGATTTTAAAAGCTCAGTAAAAGGCGTAAGCGCTCAAACTGGTAAGAGCCAGCAGGAGCTAAGCGAGGCACTCTTTACGGTAGCCTCCGCAGGTCTTCGCGGCGCTGAAGCTACGGAAGTTTTAGAGCGATCCGCGAAAGCCTCAGCTATTGGCTTAGGAGATACGCAACAAATAGCGCAAGCCCTTACCGGGGTTATGCAAGCTTACAGCGCTAGCGGAATGACGGCAGCGCAAGCGACCGACACTTTAACCGCTATCGTAAGAGAAGGTAACCTAGAGGCGGAAGCTTTAGCTCCTACCCTTGGTAGGGTAGTAGGTATAGCTTCCCAGCTTGGCGTAAGCTTTGAAGAGGTAGGCGCTAATATCGCAACCTTTACCCGTTTAGGTGTACCGGCAGAAGAAGCCGTAGTAGGTCTACGGGGTATTATGGCTAGCTTCTTAAAGCCTACAGCTGACGCTAAAAACGCTTTAGCTACTCTAGGAATGACTGCGGAAGACCTCCGTAACCAAGTAAGCGAGGAAGGCTTACAAGCTACCCTAGCTAATTTAATGACAGCCTTTGAGGGTAACGACGAGGCACTTACTAGCGTCTTCGGGAACGTCCGCGCGCTATCTGCTGTACTCGGTACAGCTGGAGCGCAGGGCGAGACCTACGCCGCTGTACTGGATAACATTAGTAACAGTACTGGTATAGTAGACGAGGGCTTCGAGAATGTAAGCCAAACGTCGGGCTTTAAATTCCAGCAAACCTTAAACAGTTTACGTAACGCAGGTATAGAGCTAGGAGCTGCTTTACTTCCAATGGTTACAAAAATAGCCGAGTTTATAACGAAAGCTATAAACAGCTTTAGAGATCTTAGCACCGAGACAAAAACGACTATACTAACCCTAACTGCAATAGTAGCGGCAAGCGGCCCTATTATGAGCGGTATAGGTTTTATAGCTACAGCTATAGGCGCACTACTTAGCCCGGTAGGGTTAATTATAGTAGGTATCGCCGGGGCTGGTTTTGCTATGTATAAATTTTGGGATCAAGTAAGGCCCATTTTAGTAGGAGTAATAAACTACTTTATAGACCTCTATAACGAGAGCACTATTTTTAGGGTAGCTATACAAGGCGTTATTTTCGCCTTTAAAGCGCTTTGGACTATTGGCTCTGCTATATTCGGAGCGTTTACTACACAGCTAAAAGCTATAGGTAAAATACTTATAGGAGCGTTTACCTTTAATAGGTCTCTAGTAGAAGAAGGTTTAAACGATATTAAAGAGGTTTCCCTTGACGCTGTACAAGATATAGTAAAAGGAATAAAAGAGGACTTTAACGAGGGCTTCGAGGAAGCATTTACCCCTAAAGACAAAATAGAGCTAGTAACCGAGGAAGGACTGCAGCAGGGTATCGATGATATGATAGCCCCTATGATGAAAGCCTGGGAAGTAGCTAAATCTTTTTTTACTTTCAAAGGATTTACCCCGCCTAGCACGGGTAACGACGACGGTACCGGTAATGGTACTGGCGGTAATAGCGACCCCGACCCTAACGGAGAAACCGAGAAGAAGCTAAGTAAATTAGGTTTAGCTTGGGGACAATACAGCACTCAAGTAAAAGCGCAAAGCGAGGCAATGGCGCAAGCTATTACCGGTATGGTAGACAACGTACTAGCTGAGGGTATAATGAGACTAGGAGAAGGCCTAGTAACGGGTAAAGCTTCCTTTGAAGATTTTGGCTTATTCTTATTATCAACCTTTGCTAGCACTGCGGAGCAGCTCGGTAAGCTCGCTATAAGCGTAGGTTTTGCTGTAGAGGGTATTAAGAAAGCCCTAGAAACTTTAAATCCTGGAGTAGCTATAGCTGCGGGTATTGGTCTCTTAGCTTTAGCAGGAGCCGCTCGCGGTAGAATGAAGCAAATAGCAGCAGGTAAAGAGCAGGTAAAACTAGCTAAAGGAGGTCTAGCTTACGGCGAAACTTTAGCAGTAGTAGGGGATAACCCTAACGCTAGAATGGATCCGGAAGTAATAGCCCCACTATCTAAGCTTAAGAATATGATAGGCGGCGCCGGTGGCGGTACCGTAACGGTAGTAGGTAAGCTATCCGGCCAGGACATCCTCTTAAGCACCGAGAAAGCAGGAAGAACACGAAGCAGATATAGAGGTTTTTAAATATGGGGTTACGGTTATATAGTGAATTTCACAGCTCAACAAATAAGCTTTTTAAGGTAGAGATTTACGACAGTAGCTACGGGGGTACAGCGCAGGACTTCGTAGTAGCTAGCGACGGTTTTAACTTAAATTACAGCGGAGAAACCGACGATATAGTAAGCCCTATTATAAGCTCTAACTGTACGGTAAGCGCTTATAACGAAGATGCTTTTTTTGACAACTTTATAACCGATCTTAAGCAATACCAGGAGAAGCGCTTTACGCTTCGCGTATTACTTCACAACGGCACCAACTACGCGCACTACTGGGCAGGCGTTATAATGCAGGACTTAGTAACGGTAGAAGATACGCATAAGCCCTACGTCTTTAGTATTACAGCAGTAGACGGTATAGGTAGCTTAGCTAATATACCTTACGAAAGCGTAGATAACGTAACTATAGAAAGCTTTATAGAGAGTGCTGTAGGAGCTATAGGCTTAGATGAATTATATTTAAGTAACGATAATTTTTACTCAACCGTAGTAAATATTTGGGACACTCAGCAAACCTATAGCGCTACTACTGACGTAACCACATTAACGCGCTTTAGCGCCTTGGTGTATTCCGAAAAGCAGGAAGACGGTACAGTAACTTACTCTAATTATTTAGAGATCTTAAAAGAGCTTTGTATAGCTTTTGGCGCTAGGTTCTACCAAAAGGACGGCGTATTTACTTTCGAGCAATACCTAGAAAGGGCAGAAGATGAACGCATAGTATACACCTACTTATTTGACGGAAGCCTAGACTCTACAGCTACAGTAAACGACGACGTAACCCTCGACGGTACAACCGGAGGAGGGGCACGTCTAGCGGGTAACCAGTTTAACTTCTTACCAGCATTAAAAAAAGTGCAGGTTTCTTTTAACCAAGAGAGGATAAATAATTTACTAGCCACAAATTTAACTTTTTTACCTTCTACCGGTAGGCAGGATTTAGGCTTTATAAACGACGACAATAACGGAAGGCTTCAAATAATAGGAGACCTAATTTACCAGCTTACGCACAACGGTACACCGGGAACTATAGCCCTAGAATTTTGGCGGCCTATTTGGGAAGTAGAGGTAAGGGTAGAAGATGTACTTAATCCCGGAACCTTTTACTATTTAAAGAGAGACTGGCAGCCGGGTTTAACGGGTGCCCAACTATACGGCCCTACAACTTGGACAACTACACCTAGCTTTTACCATATAGACGGCGATATAGGAATTAATGAGGCGAGCGGTTTATACCTATCTACTGCCGTAGCTATTGTAACCCCTCCGCTACCGGTGGCAGGAGACGCTACGCTAGACGTTAATTTCCAAAACGTATACGATAGCACCGGCTCAGTTCAAACGGTGCCAGCTTATTTTACCGAGATAGTACAAAGCAAAAACTTTAGAGCTTTATTCTTAAACGACAATGGATCTACTAGCGAGGTTACAGTTTACAGCGCTACGAATACGGACGCTAATATAAACAGTAACCTTATTCTAGATTTAGGCGAGCTAAGGGTAAGCGACTCTACCGGCTTGCAGGGTAGCTTTTATGTATACGACGGCAGTAACTGGGTAGCTTCTACGCAATGGCGTAGAGGTAATACCGGTAGCTATACGAGCTTACTGAAGCTTTTAACTAATGAAGTGCTAAGCTTACATAAGAAGCCTATAGAACGCTATAGCGGTACTATTGTAGGCCCTTACTCTTTTGGTATACGCTACGAATTTGATGGCAGCTACTGGCTTCCTATGCAGGGCAGCTATAACGCTAACTTAGACGAGTGGAGTAGCGAATGGTTTAAAATAGCAAAAGACGCTACCGATATTACGGTAGATAACCCGGTCGGTACTGGAGGAGGTGCTGACTTTGTAGCTAGGGTAAGCAGCCAGCAAGGCACCGACGAAATTATAAACGCTGTAACGGTTAATACAACTACTAGCGCGGTAACCGGTAACCAAACGATAGGCGGTACGCTAGGGGTTACGGGTAACAGTACTTTAGCTACTACGAGCGTAGGGGAATTTACTACTACCGATAGAGTGAACGTAACTATAAACGAGGTTACGGGTAACCCAGGAGGCAGCGAAAGCATAAGCGCTAGGGATCATTTTAATTTTATAAGCTACAGCGGGGGTACCGGTAACTATACTATAAATCTACCTTCAGCGGAGACCGGCGTAATAATGCGCTTTAAGACCGACGACACTATAGTAGCGAACAAGACTATAACGCTCCAGCCTCAAGCTGGGGAGCGTATAGACGCCGAGAGCACTTACTCTATGGATCGCAGCTACGACGGTATTACCTTACTAGGTAAGGACAGTAACTGGTATATAATACAAAAGAAAGAGAAGTAAAAAAAATAGTCCAACTTTAATAAAAATAAAATAATGAAAAAAGCTCAATTCTTTTACCTGCTACGCAGAGGCTTTTTTGCAGGAGGGGGCGGCGAATGGTCAACCCTTGTAAATGCTTTTAAGACGCGGGTAATAGCTGACGGCGGAACCTTAGAAAGCGAGAGCTGTATAAGGGACGACGTTAAGTACTTGATCCAAAACCCCGAACCCGTAGCATTCACGGGACTGCTCAACGATTATTCGGGAGCGGCTGCGGCTTACTCTTTACGCTTATTGGATAACACCTACACGGGCGATGCAATCGTAGTTCGTAGAGCATCGGATAACACAACGCAATCAATCGGATTCGTAAACAACGAGTTAGATACAACAAGCCTTGAAAGTTTCTGTAGCGGTACGGATGGGTTCGTTGCGACTTGGTACGACCAAAGTGGTAGCGGGAATGATGCGGCTCAAGTGGATGCGGCAAGTCAACCGAAGATTGTGAGTGGGGGAACATCTCTTGGCTATATTGAAAACCTAACAAGTGCGAGTAATCAAATTTTGCAATCTTCATTTTCTTACACTTCTGGTTCGGCCTTTTCTGCATTTATGGTAGTTCAAAACTTTGGTAAGGCAGTATTTGGAGGAACGGAAGTAGGTCCTTATTACGCAGTAGCTGAATCGGGGAGCGCAAATTCATTTAGTAATTTTTCAAGTATTTCTTATTACAACAATGGTTCTTCTATTGGTACAACAAGAGGTGACATTTACACTGCAACATCTTCATTTGCTGAACTAACAACTTTAGCAACTCCAGATTCCACAAGTGGAATGCGGCTTGGATATAGCTCCGCGGAATACAATTTTATAAGAATGAAAGAGTACATCATCTACGATAACCAAACCATAAGCAGAACGGGAGTTGAGAATAACATAATTACACACTACGGATTCTAATGGCATACTACACAAGCACAACAAGAAGCGAATTAGAAGCCTACAATACTTTAGTAGTTAATGGCGAGGGCTATGATGGCGTTTACACTACGGATTGGGCTACTATTATAGAACATCCAAACGGGAGCGACTACGCTATCTTAAAACACGATAGCTATACGGCTGAACTTACGGAAGAAGAAACATTGGGGAGCGAATGGTTCCCGCAAAACGATATTGAATAATGAGTTTTTTTGACGATGCATCTTTAGCATTTTTACCAAGCGGCGCGGCTGGCAAGGACGGCAAAGCGTATAGCATTAAACCCACGGACGGCACGGGGGACTTTACATTTTCACGAGGTTCAAACCTTGCGGCTACCCGTGTAGGGGCGGATGGATTGATTGAGAAAGGGCGGGAGAATTTGCTTTTAAATAGTATTTGGAATGGAGTAGGTTCAAATGTTGCTCCAACAAGTTTTGGTATTACGAGTTTTGCTTCGGGTACATTTGATGCTGGTTCACAAGCAAATAGTATTAGATTTACTGCTCCAACTTCTGCCGATAGGATAATGATAACACAAGGCCCGTCGGTTACGGGTATTGTTACCTCAAGCGTTTATGTAGAGGAAATTCATTCGGGTACTATCTCGCTAGCTGATGTTATATCAAGGTCGGGAGGTTCTTCAAGTGTTATTGCATTTATGGAGGATGGTATTGTTGTCAATGCCACTGACTTGGTAAGTGCAGGAAAAACTTATTCTCTTACATTAAGTGTTGCTTCTGCGGTGCAATGGAGATTTGGTGTTGGGACAAGTGGTCCAACCACAGGCGATATCACACTTTCAAAACCTCAAGTAGAAATCGGTCTCGCCGCAACGGATGTAATAGAATCGGGAGCGACAACGGGCAAAGCGGGATTGTTAGAGGACGAACCGCGTTTTGATTATTCGGGCGGGGCAACTTGTCCGTCTCTTTTGTTGGAGGGGAGTAGGACTAATTTGTGGCCGTATAGCGAGTATTCCGATGATTTTGAACAGCTTACAAATGTAACAATCAACACCAATAGCGAGGTATCACCCGAAGGATTACAAAATGCAACTACTATTGTTGCAGATGCTGTTAGTGGGAAGCACGAATTTTGCCCTAACTTTTTAAGTTATACAAGCGGTTTAGATTATACAGCAAGTTGTTTTGTTAAGGCGAATGGGTATAATTTTGCGATTATAAAGTTTGCGGGAACTGGCGGAGTATTTGGAGATGAAGATGTTTTTTTTAATCTATCAACGGGGCAAGTCGCAACAAATAGCGACAACCTTGACGCTACTATTGAAGCGGTAGGAACGGACGGATGGTATAGAATAAGTGCAACAAATCAAGCTGTTGGAACGGCGCTCGGAAAGGTTTTTTACGCTATTGGCGATTCAGACAATTCTGGTATCTTCACGGGAGATGGCACAAGCGGCCTTGATTTTTACGGGCTACAATTGGAAAGCGGCTCCTACCCAACTTCCTACATCCCGAACCATTCGGGCGGGAGTGTTACGCGGGGGGAAGATGATTTAAATTTGTCAAACCTCCAATCAAATAATTTATTTGGCACGGATAGCGGTTTTATATTCTATGAATTTAAAGATTTTGACGATTTATTTATTGGGTGGAGTTCCTCTAATTCAAAAGACCGCTTTCAATATTTTGACATTGATGGTTCAGCAAATGGATATTTTAGATTCAGAGGGTACGAATCCAGTATATCGCTGCAAGTAGTAAATCTCGGAGCAAGTCCAAATTCTTTAATTATTCCCGATGGAAGTAAAAAGATTTGTATTTCTTGGAACGCTTCAAAATTCTCACTATTTGCTGACGGCTCAAAGGTCGGTGAAATTCCGATAACCACATCTATTGCTGTAAATGGTACTAGTAATTTTAACGGGAATTTAGGAAATAAACCAGCATTTATAGAGCAATTACTTTGGGGAAATTCTACAATGTCGGACGCTGACGCAATCACATTAACAACGCTTTAAGATGAAGTACACAAGAAAATACGAATTCACCAACGAAGCGGCAGCAGATGCCGCCATTGCCGCACTTCCTCACGATGAAGAGGGCAACCCAACGCACGGGCACAATGTGGTTAAATTGGGCTATCTAACAATAGAACCCGCCGTATATGATGAGGACGGAAACGAAACCAAAGCCGCCGTTGTATCGGATGTTTACGCCGTAGATGTTTGGTGGTTTGGTGAGCCGTTAGCGTCTTGGGATGCGCAGTTAGTATGGCCTACGCCGTTGGGGATTCATAACTACGGAAGCTCTAGCTCCAGGGACGAATACGCTAGCACTTACTGCGAGCTCTACCCGGATAGCCTTTACTGTAAACCTCCTGCGCCGGAGGAAGTACTGTAAGCTATGCTAACCCTCAAAAAAAAGATAGAGACGATCGTAGCGGAGCTAACCCTCCGCTACGACTCTTTACGTAAGATTTGGCAGTACAGCGACAGCCAGCCGACAGAGATAACGTTAGCCGCTGCGCTTGTTACACTCTATCCTATTGCCACTTACCTAGAGCTCGGCTACTCGCCTATAATGCAGCTGATGGCTCCAATAGCGGGGCTGTACCAACTGTACTGCGTAAGTGGAAAATGTTTAAGCTGTAGAGTACGGGCCAGCTTTGTAACCTTTAGCTTTTATCTTTTGGCGGGGGTAATGTATTTATACTGTGGTCTCTTATTCCAGGGGCCTAGTTATTGGGGCTGGATCTTATTAGCTGTAAGTAGCTTCGGGAGCCTAAAGAGAATTAAGAAGGAAGAGCTACATAGAAAGAATGGATAACAGCACGCAAATAGTACTAGCTATAGTAACCCTTTTAGGCTCCGCCGGTATTTGGAAATACGCAGAGGCCAGGCTAAGAGTAAAGGCCGAGCTAAAGAAGGAAGAGAAGAGCGAGAGCGATACAATACTCTACCGCGACGACTTAAGGAGGCGCGTAGAGGATATGGATAACGCTTTAAAGGAAGCCCATAAAGAGCTCTTAGAGCTCACGCAAAAGGTAGCGAAGCTGGAAACGGAGAACAGTTTTTTACGTAGAGAAATAGATATATTAAAAAGTAAATAAATGAGCGATAACTGGGAAGACAGCTTTAACGATTTTATTAAAGAAATGGAAGAAGCCGAGCAGCCGGAAGCTTGCACTATTGATAACCCCGACTGCGAAGCCTGCGGGAGTTAAAGATATGAGAGAAATAAAAAAAATTATATTGCATTGTTCAGCTACTAGAGAGGGTCAAGATATTAGCGTAGAAACTATACGTAAATGGCATTTAAAGAGAGGCTGGAGCGATATAGGTTACCATTATGTTATATACTTAGACGGTTCTATTAACGACGCTAGGCCAATAGAAAGAAGCGGAGCGCATACAAAGGGTTATAACAGTACGAGTATTGGCGTTTGCTATATCGGGGGTGTAGAGACTGACGGAAAGACTCCGAAGGACACTAGAACACCGGAGCAAGATACAGCTCTAGTAAACTTTTTAAGCGCTTTGTTAGAGCAATACCCCGGAGCTACGCTACACGGGCATAATGAATTTGCGGCTAAAGCTTGCCCTTCTTTTGATGTGCAAGAGGTTTACGGATTTTTAAATAAAAAGTAAATATGTTTAATAGAATTTTTGACAACTGGAAGACTAGCGTACTGGGCGCTTTGCTTATGTGCGCTAGCTTTGCTTTTGTGTTATGGGAGAAGGCTACACTAACGGAGGCGGGAGCTTTCTTAGGTGTAGCTTTCGCCCTATTCTTTACGAAGGATCCTAAGCCTAAAGCGTAATGCAGGTAGAGGCCGGCGTACTTCATTTAGAGCATAAGGGTATCGAAGTCGAGGCTCCAGTAGTTTGGGACTTAGAGCAGGGCGGCCCTATCTATGCTATGAAGGACGGTAAAATATTTATGAGCCTCACAACCGAAGAGCTTAAGGCCCTCTATGTGCTCTACCGAGACATCGAGCTAAAAGGAACTGTAGAAGATGCGTAAATTAAATACAGCCCGTTTAAGGGCCTTTCTCTTAGCGTTCTATATATTACCCTTACTGACGGGGTGTAACGTCATTAGAAACGCTCTAACACCTCTTAAAACGCAAGTAACCCTACACGACACTATCGTAGTAGAAGCTGTAAGAGTAGACACAGTACTAGTAACCTTACCGGTAGATACCCTAGTTATCGAGACCGAGCGCGTAAGCGCGAGGGTTATAAGATCTTACGACACCATTACTCTAGACGTGGAATGTAAAGCAGACACGGTAGTAGTAACCAATACGGTAGAGCTCCCTACTAAGACCAGGACAGTTACTAGGGTGCCTTGGTGGTTTAAACCAGCTCTAGTTATTGTGGGGCTTATATTCGCGCTGGCTGTTAGCCGCGCTTTATTTCGCCCTTAGCCTCTCCCTTTCTTTTTTTCTTTCTACTTTCTTTTTTTCTTTAGCTGAGTTAACTAACTAACTAACTTAACTAGGTAGTAGCTCACGCTACCGTAGCTTTAGCTAAAGGTAGCAGAGCTACTACTAACTAGTTACTAGTTAATACTAATACTAATACTAATACTAACTAGGGTAAAAAGCAACAAAGGGTTTTATTGTGCAATAGGTTTAAATACTCAATTTAACCGTTAAAGCTTTTTAGGGTAGAGAGAAGCGGAGCGCAGGAATTACATAAAAAAAGTTAGTGCTTAAACTCTAGTGTTTATAGGGGCTGCACGGCGTGAGCCGAAAATAAATACACTTTTTTTACTGTTGCATTAGGATATATGAAAAGAAAGCCCTTATATTTGTCTCAACAAACAACACTACTACTATGACACTTTCAAAACTACAAACGGAAAAAGCTACACTACTAAACACAGTAAACGAATTAGTAGCTATCAAAAAAAGACTTTACTCTAATATGGATATCGAGCAGCCAATGAGTAAAGAAGAGAAAGATCTAAACGCACAAATAGCAAGCCTTTACTCTCAAGTAAACAAAGTAGTAAAGCAAATAAGAGGTATTAAATAATAGCTTACACTCACAGCCCCCGCCTCTAGTACTTAGGTTCTTTTGGTTTGGTTTTACAATGCTAGGGCGGGGGTTTCTTAAACACTACACAAATGGCTAAGCACATAACACAGCTCGACTTATTTAGCGGTATCGGTGGTTTCCACCTGGGCTTTGAGAAAGCAGGCTTTAAAGTTAAGAGTTACTTTAGCGAGATAGATAAGCACGCTATCGCAGTATATAAACATCAATTTAAAGACGCACAGTATGTCGGATCAGTTACGGATATTCGAGGAGAGCAGCTCCCAAAAATCGACCTTATCACTTTCGGAAGCCCTTGTCAAGATTTTAGCCTTGCTGGAAAACGTAAAGGTATGGGAGGAGAGCGAAGCTCCCTTGTCCTTGAAGCCATTAGGCTTATCGATGAATGCCGACCAGGTGTATTTATCTGGGAAAATGTTAAAGGTACTTTCTCCTCAAACAATGGGGCCGACTTTGCGGCAATCCTGCAAGCGTTTGCCAACATTGGGGGCTATAGACTTGAATGGCAACTGCTTAATACAAGCTGGGTACTACCCCAAAATAGAGAGCGGGTTTACCTTGTCGGATATTCTACAAAGCCCAGAAGAAATTGGAGAGGAGTTTTTCCTATCGGAGAAAGTGCAGGAGAGAATACTACAGTGGAAAGCTCAAGAAAAACCTTTAGCAAATGCCTTACCGCGAGAGGCCAAGAGCAGCTCCATAGCGGACTTCAACTTATAAAAGAGCCGGTAAAGTTATACCGTAAAGGAGACGGTAAGCCTTTGCGTAATGATATAGCACCTACGCTTCCCGGAGCAGGTGGTAATAGTGGTGGTAATCATAGCGAGATGGCCTGCTTAAAAGTAAAAAGCGCTACTAAACAAGGCTACGAAGAAGCTACGGAAGGAGACAGTATAAACCTATCTAACCCCGATAGTAAAACGAGAAGGGGTAGAGTAGGTAAAGGTAAAGCTCAAACACTAGACACCGGAGCGAACCAGGGGGTAGTGCAGCCTAACTACGAGATAGTAAAGCAAAAGGTTTGGGTGCGTAAGCACGAGGTAGATATAGAAGGACTACAAGATTTGTTAAGATCTCATAAGAACAAAACAAATAAAGAAATAGCTGAAGCCTTAAACCAACCAATAACTAAAGTAGAGCATTGGTTTAGAAAAGATAAGGCAGGTTTTAGTATTCCAGAGGCAGAGGTTTGGAACGACTTAAAAACATTGCTTAGAATTACCTCTATAGAATATGATGCTCAAGTAACGGAGTTTTTAGAACAAGATGGTAAGTATGACCAAGCAGAACGGGTTTATAATACCAAAGGGTTATCACCTACTTTAACACTTGCTCAAGAGGTTAAGATTAAAGACACTCCTAACTACCGCATCCGCCGCCTTACCCCTATAGAGTGCGAACGCCTGCAAGGCTTCCCCGATAATCATACCGAGTACGGGATCTACGACGGTGAAGTAAAGAAGATGAGTAACACGCAACGCTATAAGCAATGCGGTAACGCAGTTACGGTAGATATCGTAGCTTTAGTAGCTGAGGCAGTAAAACCTCTAATTAAATAGAACTGTTTAACTAAATATATATAAAATGCAAAAGGCAACAGTAACGGCAGCCCAGCCTACGGGCCAATGGAACGACCTCTATAAATTTGAGGTAACACTAAGCGACGGCGCGAGCGGCTTAGTATTTGGTAAGACTCCACAGCTCCGCTTTGCGGTAGGTGAGGAAGTAGAATACGAGGTACCAAAGGAGGGACGCTTAAAGCTTAACCGTCCTAACCCTAATGGAGGTAGCTACAGTAATAACAGCGGCGGCGCTAGCACTAGCTACAGCGGAGGCTCAAGTAAGCCGGACTACAGTAAGCAGCACGCCCTTAACGCAGCTTGTACGTACTTAAACGGATCTAAGGCCACTAAGGAGCAGATCGTACACTTAGCAGAGTACTTTACTACGTGGTTAAAGGGGGAAAGTGCACCAGCTCAAGTACAGCAAACCGTACCGGCTGAGGTACCAGCTCCTGCACCTGCACCGCAAAACGTACCGGCGCCAGCGCCAGTATTTGAAGATGACTTGCCTTTTTAAGCGATGTATTTAACTAACTACACGGCAGACCGCGTTAAGTTAGCTTACACGTTCGCAGAGCACTTGCGCCATAACTGGCGCGTGCTCTCGGACAGTAAGAAGGACGAGCTGCTAAAGGAGATTACCGGGTTATTAGACGTACGCATTATAGAGGAGAAGTACGAAAGTAGAATAGATAAAATAAAAAGCGATGGCACGTACAATAAAGCTCTTAGACGGGCAAAGCTGGGACTATAACGAGCTCCTGGACGAGATGCTTAAGGACGAGTTTTACTACGGCTACCTAGGTAAGGCAGCACTAAGCAGCTCCAGCCTTAAGAAGCTACTGCAGAGCCCCAAGGCTTACGAAGCCAGCTTAAAGGATCAGCAGCAAGAGACCAAGGCCTTAAGAGAGGGTAAGCTTATACACCTGCTTTTATTGGAGCCTCATAAGGAGGAGACCCTCAACGTAATAGACGTAAAGAGCAGAACAGCGAAAGCGTATAAGGACGCTGCGCTAGAGTTTGGCGGAGAGAATACCTTTACCTCTATAGAGATCGCTACAGCGAAGAAGGTAGCGCGAGCGGTAAAGGACTGCCCCGAAGCTTGGGAGATGATCTACGGAGCAGCTACTGAGGTACCCGTAGCAGGTTCTATAATGGGCCTACCCTTTAGAGCTAAAGCGGATATACTACATAAAGGAACGCGTATTGTAGACTTAAAGACTACAGCCGATATTCATAAGTTTAAGTGGAATGCTTACTCTTTTGGCTACGATGCCCAGGCGGCTATCTATACGCATCTCTTCGGTCTAGAAGAGTTTACTTTTCTTGTAGTAGATAAGAGCAGCTACGACGTCGGAGTATTTACAACTACACCGGAATTTATAAAGAGTGGAAAGGAGAAGGTAGCTAGAGCTATCGAGATCTACCGCGAGTACTTTATAGAGGGAAGACCGTTAAGCTCTTATATTATACGGGGAGAACTATAAAAATAGGGGGCCGGTATTCTATGGCCTTTACGGCTAGTAGTAGTTTTTTGTTGTTGTTAAGCCCGGCCCCCTTCTTTAATTTTTATGGAAGAAAAAAAACTGTTACAGCTTATAGAAAGCAGGACTAAAAAACTAGCTAAGGACTATAAGCTTTTAGAGGCGACGCTCCGACCCGGAAAGCGTAAGCCGAAAAAGCGTAAAATTAAAAGACTAAAATTGTGAAAAATAAAGCACCACTACAAGAGCTTTTAGAATGGATTAGATCAACCCTGCCAATGGATTTAGACACTCCTAGAATGATTGAGGAAAAGATTATTTCTTTAGTAGAAAAGGAGCTTAAGCAATCAGAAAACAGCCAGCTATGTCCTCATAGCGAGGGATGGTTTAAAAGGTATTTATCTGCATATGTTAAAGAGGCCTCCACTATTGACTTATTTATAAAGATTAAAAACGTAACTAAAGAAGAGTACTTACCGCTAATTGAGGAGATAATTAAAAGGTATAACAAGAGAGAACCTAGAAAATTAGATAAAATGACATTACAAAAAGGAGACGAGGTAATTGTAAATGGATGTATTTGGGACGCTCCAGTTACAGCGTGCTACAATCATAAAAATGCTAAAGGTATTGTAACTAAAGTTACTCACGGCTGGCCGGTAATAAATATAAACGGAACAAATGCGCTAATTGCCTGGGATCACATAACAAAAGTAGAGCAATGAAAAAAGCTATAAAGAAGTACCTAAGAAAAAGGCGCCATTTAAGGTATGTAAACTGCTACCTATCGGATATACGTTGGGAGATCATTAACACGGTCGTAGCAGCTAGCGCTACCGAGTTTACCTACCCGGTGAATAAGCACCTAGAGAACCTAGGGCAGCTAGTGAGAAAATATGAACGCAGAAGCCGCTGGCTTCGTTTTTAACAGTAAAAAAAAATGGTTAGATACAACAAATTCAAAGAAGGCGTAAAGCTTGTAGCTTTAATGCAGGCAACGCTAGAGCAGATGGATAACTTAAGAGGAACGAGCTTATATAAGCTGCAGCTTAAGTACTTAATGAACAAGCTAGAAGACTTACTAGAGCGCACGCTAAGAAACCCGCTAAACAGCTTAGACAAAGAAGACCCGGAGCTGCTTACTAAGATCCAAAGTAATATAGAGCTTATCCTGGGTATGGACTTAGAAGAGCTTGCAATGCTCCGCGCTGAGGTAGACGAGTATAGAGCCGGGAAAGATGAGGATAACGCTTCTTAATTCGCGAATTGCAAATCCTCACAGCAAAAAGCCTTAAATGATACAAATAAGGCTATAACCTTACTTTTAAATAAACAATGTAAGGCTATAACCTTACAATAAGTAGATTGAATGGTGCTTATTTACACCACTAACAAGAGTTTAAGCATATAAAGATGGGTTTATCCACCAATTTGTATGCAGAAGCGTATAAAAATAGGCGCAACCCAGACCACTAAAAAGTTCGGGGAAAAGTTCGGGAAAAAGTTCAAGCCATTAAAAATAGGAGCACACCTATAATAATGGGCGCAAATAAGAAACCTTTAAAAAAAAGAGAAATGAAAACACAATTCAAAGTAACAGAATCCTTAAACGGATGGAGCAGATTAGAAACAACCTTTGTAGTTGAATCATCACCTCGCTGGTGGCAGTTTTGGAAACCCAAAGTAATGCACCAAGAGTTTAATGGTTCAGTTTGGCTGAAAGGGGAAGTAGTACAAAGTTATGCACCAGTAGTAGAAACCTTTAAAACAAAATAGAAATGAATGATGTAACAGAGGGTGCTTATAGCACATTTAAATACAATGGAGCAGTAATGATAGTAGACTACTTTCAGAGGTCAGACACTTGGCAGTGTATGGATGCAAAGTTTACCATACAAGGTAGGGGAAAAACAAGGATGGGTGCAATCTGCGATGCTCAAAATCAATGGGATGAATATCTCAAAAAATGAGTTGTAAAGAATTACTTGACAACTGAAACCTTTAACACAAAAGAGAGATGAAAGAGTGTAACTGTACTACGAGCAGCTACGGAATTATAGAGCTTTGCTTAAGAGATCTTAAAGATAACGGTCTAGAGAATGATTGAGAATATAGTAATAGCAGTTATACTAATAGCCTGGAATGCCTACCTAGTATACAACTGGCAAAAAGATAAATAGAGCTTATGGACTACCTAAGTAGAGAGCTGGAGGAATACCAGTATAGAATAGATACGACCTGCGAGAAGTGCGGAGAGTCTACCGACCCCGATTACTACGACTGTAACTGCAGCGATGAGGAAGAATAAAGAGATAGTACTAACGCTAGGAAAGGTACCTAGCTTAAATAGTTTTTATGCCGGCTCACATTGGACAAAAAGAAAGAAAGCTAAAGACGCTGCACTCGAAACGATTAAAGAGCAACTGGGTTACAATACGGGAGCTCCTTACAATAGTTTTAGAGTTACTGCTTATGTGCGTTACCGTTACGATCTTGATAATAGTATTATCGCTACTAAATTTACTAGCGATGCTCTTAAGACCTTGGGCTGGATTAAGGACGACAGCCCTAAATACTTTCGACGCTTGCTTATGGTATGGACGGAGCAAATACCAAAAGATAAAGCGGAAATAACTATAGAGCTATCGGATGAACACCCGGAATAAAGGAGCTTTAGCAGAATACCGCTTTATAAGTTACGCTATAAGCTTAGACTTAAGAGTACTTACGCCAGCTGTAGAGGGTTACCCTTACGACTGCGTTATAGATAACGGTAAAAGCTTCTATAAGATCCAGGTTAAGTATGCCTCCAAAGATAAGAGGGCTAAAAAAACGTTTAGCTCTATGCTTCAGCGAAAGGTAAGCGGGCCAAATTCTGTATTTAAGAATTACACCGCTAAAGAAGTGGACTACTTCGCTCTTTACATTTGGTATATAGATACCTTTTTTATTATTCCATTCGATGCTATAGAAGGAAATAGCGTCCACCTAAACCTAGGTAACGATAAAAACAAGTTTACACAGTATAAGAATAACTGGAAGCAACTACTACGCTAATAATGACAACAACACAACAAGCCGCCAGCAAATACTTAGAACACGGGTACAGCCCTATACCTTTAGTAAGTGGGCAGAAGCGCCCCCTTTTAAAGGATTGGACTAAGTACAAAGAAACACCTATAGAAGATCTTAACCTATTCACTACGGACAGCTTAGGCCTAGTATGTGGGTATAACGGTCTAGAGGTTTTAGATATAGACGCTAAGCACTTTACCGGGAATGAGTTTAAAGAGTACATAGAACTACTAGAGGCAAACGGCCCCGGCCTCTTAGCTAAAATGGTAATACAGCAAACCCCTAGCGGAGGCTTTCACTTCCTATATAGATGCGAGGTAATAGAAGGCAACCAAAAGCTAGCAAAGAATGAAGCTAAAGAGGTTACCTACGAGACTAGAGGAATAGGAGGCCAAGTAGCAGCCTGGCCTACTCCGGGCTATAAGCTAGAGACTAAGGCAAGCGCTATACAATGGATTACGCCGGAGGAGCGCGATATACTACTAAGCTGCGCTAGAGAAGTAGATAAGACGCCTAAAGTAGAGATAAGATACGAAGCACCTAAGCAAGCTCTAGCCAATAACGAGGAGCTTACGCCCTGGGCCGACTATAACGAAAAGATAGACTGCTTAACGCTCTTACAAAGCTACGGATGGACGATAGTAAGAGAGGATAGTAAGTACGTCTATGTAAAGAGACCGGGAACTACTGACGCTAGAGATAGCGGTAAGATCTTTAAAGATACGGGTAAGCTTTGGGTATGGAGCACCAGCACCGAGCTAGAGGCAGAAGTACTTTATAACCCCTTCGCACTCTATACAGCTCTAGAGCATAGTAACGACTTTAAGGCAGCAGGCAGAGCTTTAAAAGCTGAGGGCTACGGCTACCAAGAGCCTAAGAAATTAAACGAGGTAGAGCAGTACGAGGAGGCACTAAGCGAACCCAAAGAGAGCGAAGAGCCTACCGAGGACGACCTACTAACTAAATACCTACTAGATCCTACCGAGCATATAAGTAACCCCCCTAGCGTATTAGAGTTACGTTTAGGCCTAGAGACTTATACACTAGGCACCGCAGGAAACATAAGCCTAATACAAGGGAAAGCAAAGAGTAGAAAGAGTTACTTTGTTAGTGCACTCGCTGCCGCAGCAATACGCCAAGGCTTTAACGAGAATTTACTCAAGGCCGGTATAGTAAAAGGGAAAGTAATTTTTTTCGATACTGAGCAGGGCGACTTTCACGCCCAACGGGTAAACCAAAGGACGCTACATTTAGCCGGAATACCCGTAGAGCAGGGCCAGGAGTACTTAAAGTACTTCGCACTACGTAGAGCAGATACCAACGCCGACCGCCTAGCTATTATAGAGTACGTACTTAAAAGAATAGAGGGAGTAAGCCTAGTTATTATAGACGGTATCGTAGACGTAGCTAACGGAGTAAACGAAGAAGCGGAAAGCATAGCTTTAGTTAGTCGCCTTATGAAAATAAGCGCCGACCTAAACCTTCACCTAGTAACTATACTGCACGAAAATAAACACGATAAATCCGCTAAGGGGCATTTAGGAAGCTACCTCACGCAGAAGAGCGAAACCGTCTACGGTGTAAGCAGAAGCGAGGACGGCTTTACTACCTACATAGAAGGGCTGTATACTAGAAACGAAAGCTTTCCGGACTTAGAGCTTAGCGTACAAGGTAGAGACGTAGATATAAGCGTTAAAGAGATGGAAGGCCCAGCGGGTAAAGAGTTTAGCCCTAGCGACCTAGAAAGGATAGCTAGAAGTATCGTAGGAAAGACGAGGAACACAGCTATAGAATACGTACGAGATGTAGAGCGCTGTAAAAAAGGGGAAGCTTCTAAAGCAGTTAGTTTAATGGAAGCCGCTAAAATAATTACCTTTACGCAAGAAAAATACCCTAAAATTTCCTTAGCTTTAGAAAGTACTTATATAAGTGAGGAGCCGCCTTTTTAAAAATGTATATAGAGATAGCTAAAAATACCTGGGCTTACGCCAAAGACGAGCAAGACGCCGAGCGTATTAGAGCGAAGTATAAAGACTACAAGAAGAAGCAAGGCGACCAAACGAGCCGCCACTTTATAGTAAATTATATAGAAGAAACAAATTTTATAAAATGAACCTAAGTAAACACCTAACACTAAAAGAAGCGACTAAGAGCGCTACCGCTATTAAGAACGGTATAGATAACCAGCCCACAATAAACCAGCTAGAAGTATTAAAGGCTATCGCTGTAAATATCTTCGAGCCCTGCCGCCAATATGTAGGAGGCCCTTTAGCAGTTACCAGCGGCTACCGAGGCCCGGAACTTAATAAGCTTATAGGAGGTAGTTTAACGAGCGATCACTGTATAAGTGATGACAAGACAGCCGCTTTAGATCTAGACTGCGACGTATTTAACAGAAAGACCAACGCCCAGCTCTTTAACTACATAAGAACTACTAGAGACTTTAAGCAGCTTATATGGGAGTTTGGAGATGAGAATAACCCGGACTGGGTACACGTAAGCTATAGTACTGACCCTACACTAAATAAGAGAGAGGTACTACTAGCTAAGAGAGAAGGACGCCGTACAGTATATGAGTACTACAAGGCGAAATAAAATAATAGAGGTAGCAGTAGGAATGCCAATAGGCAGCAGGCTACCCGTAAGAGACTTAACCGCTATACCGACACTACACGAAGCTAATAACACTAAATACCTAAAAGGATGCTTAAAAATAACGAATACTTATATAGAGAAGCTACGCGCCTCACAGCTCGAAGAAGACTTAAGGGGATTAGTTTAGATAGCTTCGAGGAGTTTAGCAGGTTATGGGACGCTAGAGAGTATAACCTAGCTAACGAGATAAGAGTAGAAGCTAAAGACGAGAAACTTTATAGCGCTGTTAGTTTTATGAACCAGTATACCGATGACTGAAGGCGACCTTTTCTATAAGTTTAAAGAGGCTTACCTGCCTAACCTAAAGATAGCTATAGATAGCTACAGCGTCTTCGATGCTATCTGCCACGAGGCGCAAGTAGTGGTAGAGTTTAAATGCAGGCGGGCACATTATAACGAAATGCTTATAGAGTGGCCGAAGTATAGCGCTCTACTTAATAGAGCAGCAGACCGAGGCTATAGACCTATCTACGTTTGCTCTACGCCTTTAGGGGTTTGGGCCTGGGATCTTACCCACATAGACCTAAGCTGGTTTAAGAAGGAACTACCTAGGCAAACGGACTTTAATAATAAAGAGATAGTAACGAAGACTATAAGCTACCTAGACCTAGACGAAGGGAGCTACTTAAATAAAATAAATCTATGAGTATTAACCTGCATTTAGGAGACTGTTTAGAGGCTATGCGAGCTATGCCCGATAATGCTTACGAGCTGGCTATAGTAGATCCGCCTTATGGGATAGAAAGATTTAAAAAACCAGCTGGAAAAACAAGGTTTAAGACTAGTAAGCTAATGCAAGAAGAGGGCTTAACTTGGGACAATAAGCCTAATAAAGATTATTGGGCAGAACTTTTTAGAATAAGTAAAAACCAAATAGTTTGGGGTGCTAATAATTTTGAGATGCCCCCTTCGGAATACTTTTGCGTATGGAATAAGCAGCAGCCCGTACCTAATTTCGCGGGTGCGGAATATGCTTATGTAAGTATGGGTTTAAAAAAACCCGCTAAGGTTTTTAATTATTCTATAATGAAGCATAACCATACTGACAAGATACACCCAACCCAAAAGCCCGTAAAGCTCTACGAGTGGTTACTAGATAACTACGCTAAAGAAGGCGACCGTATACTAGATACGCACTTAGGCAGCGGCTCTATAGCTTTAGCCTGCCATAACCGAGGCTATAGCCTAGATGCTTACGAGATAGATAAAGAATACTATAACGCTGCTACGGAGCGCTTACGCGTACACCAAAGCCAGCTAACTATATTTTAATTATGAGAAACAAAGTAATAGACAAGGTACTAGAGGAGAACGCCAAGCTATTCCAGCAGCTAGGTACCGACAGCACAAAGGCAGAGGTACAAGCAGCTAAGGTACAAGAGCGTAAGAACCTACGCGCTGTACGGGCAGAGAACCCGGAGCTAGTAGGTAGACTGCTTAACGACGGAGATAAATAGTAATGCCTTACATACCAAAGAAAGGAACGCCTAAGCCTTGGATGGCTAAGCGTAAGACCTTTGCAGGTAACAAAGGAGAAGACGCCGACTTTTATAATAGTAGAGATTGGCGTAAGCTTCGGGCTTATGTGTTAGCAGGTGAGCCACTTTGCAGAGAGTGCACAGCTGTAGCTACTGTAGTAGATCACATTACGCCTATTAGATTAGGCGGTAGCAGGTGGAGCCACGAGAATTTACAACCTATGTGCACAAGCTGCCACAATAAAAAGAGCCGAAGCGAGCGCGGGCAATAGTATACCCAGGGGGTATCTAAATGTAACAGCTTTTCTGCTGTACATCGACGCGTGAAGCCGCATTTTTATAGTGTCAAAATTGGTCTGGAAGTTAGGAATAGAACAAAGTGTTAAAA